GAGGTTGCCAAAATTGCAAAACGAAAAGAAAATCGAACAAAGACTGGTAAAAAAGATAAAGGAGAAGGGGGGCCTGTGCCTGAAGTGGGTAAGCCCGTCGATGACGGGGGTGCCGGACAGGCTAGTGTTCTACAAGGGCAAGGTGATTCCAGTGGAGTTGAAGGACCCAAAGGGAAAACTAAGCGCAAGACAGGAGTTCATGTTCTTGACGCTCCTCAACCAAGGCGTGGTAACACACGTTTTGGCGAGCGAACAAGAAGTAGACGAGTTCGTTGACCAACTATGACCGACGACGAAGCCCACGAAGCCAAAAAGCGCAACCACATTGCCAAAACAATGTTCAACGTTAAACGACGCGCCTCTGCCGCAGGTATTCCATTTGAGTTGGATCACAAATACCTGTGTGCAATCGCGCCGGAGTACTGCCCAATCTTCAAGACCAAAATTCTTTGGGGGTTTGGGCACTCAGGCACTGTTGGGGTAAGCGGCCCAGACTCACCAAGTTTGGACCGCATCATTCCAGAAAAGGGCTACGTTAAAGGTAACGTGGCGTGGTTAAGTAACAGAGCAAACATGATCAAGTCCAACGCAACACAAGAGGACCTTTACAAGGTTGCGGACTGGACACACGAAAAGATAAAGGAGGTAAATAATGGAGGTGCACGACCGCCCCCACTTGGCGACCCTGCAAGTACCTACATCACTCGTCCAACGCGCCATCGCATTGTTAACGACGCTACAGCAAGGGAAAGAGCAGGCTACTGATGTTGACATTAAACATTTCACCCCATGGCCTGCAGAGGGCAAAAAACCGGCAGAAGATGGGTAATTAGTTATGAGGGAAGGGAGTAATTAACCCGCGCCACTGCTCCATCAGTGGCTACCTCATCAATTAGTCATGGAGGACACAGCAAATGCAAACTAAATATTGCCCAGACTGCGGCAAGCATAAACACATACCCGAATTTAATAAAGACAAAGCGCGCAAGGACGGACTGCAATGCTATTGCACGGCGTGCTCGACACAACGTAGAAAACGTTGGTACGAGGCTAATCGAGACAAAGAACGTGAAACTAAGAAACGTTGGTATGAGTCTAACCGCGATAAGGTGCTTGAACATAGCCAACAATGGTATGCGGCTAACCGCGATAAGAAACGTGAAACAGGTCAACGTTGGTACGAGGCTAATCGCGATAAAAGACGTGAAACACGTCAACGGTGGCATGAGGCTAATCGCGATAAGCATCGGGAAGACGTGCGAAACTGGCGTGAAGCTAACCCCGATAAAATGAACGCATACGCGGCAAAAAGGCGTGCGGCTAAATTACAACGCACACCCAGTTGGTTAACACCGGAGCATTTGAGCGAGATAGAAACCTTCTACACTGCGGCAGTGGCTTTTAAGCTATATACCGGACAGGAATATCATGTAGACCACATAGTGCCATTGCAGGGTAAAACTGTAAGCGGATTGCATGTACCATGGAATTTACAGGTTATTTTGGCGGCCGATAATTTAAAGAAAACCAACAATCATGTTAACCCTTGAAAATCTTCACCCCTATCAACAACGCTTAGTGCAGGAGAGTAAAACTCAACCCCATGCAGGGTTGTTCGTTGATATGGGCCTTGGGAAGACCATCACAGCATTAACCATCATTAGCCAACTTGAGGGCAAGACGCTGATCATTGGACCAAAGGCCGTCGTTAAAAACGTTTGGAAACAGGAGGCAGGAAATTGGACGCACACAGAGAAGATGAAGTTTGCCCTCATTGTGGGAAGCCCACAGGAGAGGTTGAAAGCGTTGCAGAGCGATTCGACCGTGTATTTGATCAATGTCGAGAACGTGGTATGGCTGTTCGAGCAAGCCTCATTGCCGCGTTGGAAAACATTAGTGATCGACGAGTCAAGCAGGTTCAAGAATCCATCCTCGAAACGATGGAAGACCTTGAAGGGACAATTGAAGACCTTCGAGCACAGGTACATACTCACAGGAACACCGACCCCGAAGTCGTACCTAGACCTGTGGACCCAAGTCGGCATATTGGATTTGGGCCAACGACTCGGGAAATCGATGACTTCCTACAAAGAGAAGTTCTTCGAGCCAGACACCCGAGATCGTAGGACCGGCATGGTCTGGAGTTGGAAATTAAAACCCAACGCCAAAGAACAGATCGACGCCCTGATCGGGGACATTTGCGTGTCTTTGAAAAAAGAAGATTATCTGACCATGCCACAACGGCAGGACATTGTGCACACCATTGAGTGGGAGAAGGCGGCCAAGCAGGCCTACAACACCATGCGCAAGGAGATGGTGGTGGAGGTCGACGAGGAAACACTCACAGCGGCCTCGGCCGGCGTGCTCACAGGCAAGCTGTTGCAAATGACCGCGGGGTCCATCTATTCTGAAACCAAGGAGGTTATCCACATCCACGACACCAAACTGGAATACCTGACCGACATGTTGGAGGACACGCCCACCATTGTGTTCTACAACTTTAAACACAGCCTAAAACGGCTTCAGGGCGCGATTCCTGAGGCGGTGCTACTTGACCCTGACGACGAGAAAACAATCGCCCTATGGCGCTCTGGTAAGGTCTCAGTGCTACTTTGCCACCCCAAGAGCGTGGGCATTGGCCTGAACCTACAGTGCAACGTGGGCGACACGGCCCAGATTGTCTGGTTCGACCTGCCATGGTCCAGTGAAGACTACTTACAAGCCAACGCGCGCCTGTTCAGACAGGGGCAAGAAAAGCCTGTGATTATTCATCACCTGACCATGCAAAAAAGTATTGACAGTCAGGTCATGGATGTGCTAGAAGGGAAGATCGACATGCAAAATGCGTTAATGAACGCCTTAAAACTTCAATGATCAAAATCAACGCCACAATTCGCCGCCTTTCAGACGAAGAGCCGGATCCTCTTGAACACGAGGATTCGTCCTCAGAACCTACCACTGGCGGCGCAGGGTGGGCGCCGTGGGGGCCAGACACCATCCAAGACGTGTATAACGTCGTGGCCGAGAAGCTGACCCCACAGCAGAGGGAAATCATTGAGGCGCATTTAGCAGGATACAACTACCACGACTTAGCGGTTACCCAGAAGTATTGGAGATACCACTACAGCGCGGCAATCAATAAGATACGAAAGGAGTTAAAATTGTGACGGGATACATAATAGAGTACGTCAAGCAAGGATGGCCGACCATAGACATCCAGATTGACACCAAACAACCCATGTTCGAGAAAGATCAAGACGTGCTGTCAATCTGGCACTTCGAGAACGAAGACGAGTGTGATTTCATACTGCGGGATTTACGCAGGTTTCGGGAACAGCAAACTAAAGGATTAGCATAATGGCAAATGAAGCAACAAATTTATTAACATCTTTGGGCGTAAAACCAAAAGAGCAACGCATTCAGGAAATGGCCGGAGCGGTGACAAGATTGGTGGTAAATGAGGCATTACGCGAGGCCAAGGCCCGTGCGCAGGTGCGAGACTCAAATACTCAGGCGCAGAAGGTCGAAAAACCCTCGCAAAATGGGTAATTCTATATAGGAAAGGCCTTTTTAGGCCTTGAATATAAGGTATACACCATGGCAACGAAATCCAAATACGAGTTTAAGCTGGAGATGTGCGACCAACTGATAGAGTTGGGCAAGGTAGGCGCGTCCCAAAAAATGATGTTTGCAAGCGTCGGAATTAGTTCCGCGGCCGCGCAGACGTTTAAGAAAAACCACCCAGAGTTTGCTGAAGCACTGGACATGGCCATTACCCACTCACAGGCTTACTGGGAAACCCAGTTGCTTGCTAACGTGGAGAACAAGGCATTTAACAGCAGGGTGGCTGAGATAGCGTTGAGGGGCCAGTTCCCCTCTGACTACCGCGACGACAAGAGCAGTAAGCTTGAAGTCAAGGCAGACGTCGTGTTGGATTTTTCAGGTGCAGTTACCGACTTGATTACGGCGCTTAAAAAAGCGGCGTAACAATACGTCGGTAGTTGTTAACAATTGCCGACGTTTCGTAAGCCCCTAGAGGGGCTTTTTTCACCTTTGCATAAAGGAGAGCATCATCGCTACACATGCACTACTCAGTGCCTCAGGGTCCAAACGATGGATGTCATGTACACCAAGCGCGCGACTAGAGGCCTCACTCCCCGAACCTAAACGAAAAGCCGGCGCGTTCGACTTCAGCCAAGAGGGCACCACAGCCCACACCATGGCAGAGGCCAAGCTACGCCGGCATTTTGGACAGATGACGGCCAAAGAGTACAACGAGGCCATTGCAGAGGTCAAGGCAACTC